GGGCAGGACGTGAAACCGATCCGCTAGCTGAATGTCCAACCATTCGGGCGGACACGGTGTCCCGGCGCGGAGATGCGGTGGTTTGCGCTCGTCGTCCAGATAGGCCCATAGCGCGTCCTCTAGGCTTTTGGGACTGCCGTCGCCTCAGCAAACGCCAGGAAATAGCCATCAATCGTCGCGGCCAGGAGGTCGTCGGGCAGGTCATAGATACCCGCTGCGGTCAGCGGAATGTCGTTGCCGTCCTCGTCAACGTAGTTCCATCGCTGCACCAGTTCCGCTACCGCTTCGCTCACGCGCTGCATATCGCCGCTGCGCAGTTGGTCAACCACATGGCGGCGCGGATTCAGGCGCATCGTGGCGGTAAAGCCGTCGTAGTCGCCACTGAGACGCACCAGCGCCGTTCGCACAGGCAGACGGCGGGGTGCTGTCGGACGTGCGCCGTTCAGCACCACCACCGCGCCACTACTATCCACCGTCTCATAGTCACTCATTGCCCGCTCCCTCTCCTACGCTCACTCCTGGGTCAGACGCTAGTACCGACCCCAATCACCCGCCGCGCCGAACGTCCCGGTCACCTTGACCGCATCGCCCACGTCGACGCTGACGCTGTAGTCGACATTGGCCGTGCCATACCAGTACTTCGTCACTGCGTTGGTGTAGTCGGGATAGAGGTACAACTTGACGCCCGTGCTGCTGGTCTGCCCGGTGAACACGGTCGCCTCAGTGTCATCCCAGAGGCCGGAGAACGCGCCGCTGTAGTCCCCGAGCCCCTGGACGTACTGCTTGTTGGCATCCCCGAACGCGGTGACTTCCACGCGGTCGGTGGTGACATCCAGACTCCAGGTCGCCATCGAGGCCACTGGGGTAGCCGTGCCACTCCCACTGGTGCTCATCAGGATTTTGCCCTTCTTGCCGTGATAGCGCGCCATGATCGATCCTTTCTGCGCCTACGCGCCAATAGCTGCGCTCGCTCCCGACCACGCGGCCCGGAGCGTAGACACCATGTATGCGGCCTGGCGGTCGAACGTCAGATGTTCGACGCAGGCGGGGAGTGCCGCAGCGGGTAATGCCCGCCGCTTGTCGTTGGTGAGGTAGTAGCGAATCAGGCGTTGCAGTCGTTCGCTCGTGTCGAACGTGGGCACGGTTGCGCCAAAGACCTCGCCCACTTCCGCCCGGTCGTTGCTCAGGTGGAAGGCACCACACGCGGCCAGTTCGACGGCGCGCGGATTGAGGCTTTCGGCGTGCGCGATGTGCTCGACTTCCGTCCCGTACCCCTTGCTGGTGCGGTAGAGGTTGAGGCCGATCTTCGCGCGGCGGTAGAGTGCGGCAGCGCGGGCATTGTCGATAACTCCTCCGCGTACATGCTGCCGTAGGGGATGCCGTTTGGGGAGTAAATCGACGGTGCCATAGAGACCGAGGTCTATCCCAGTCCAGTCCACGCCCGTCAACAGGTCAATCCGCTCCTGAAAGAGCGTGCCGACGAAGACCACATCATGCGCGGGCACGTCCTCGTCACCCGGTTGCGCGCCCGGTCGGTGCTTCGCCGGATCGTGTGCGTGGGGCAGGTAGTAGACATCATCGTTGTAGGCGCGCAGTGGGGCAACCGAGGCGCGTTCGTTGACGAACGCCACGTCAATGTACGGCAGGAGTTTGGCAAAGTGGTGATCGTCGTAGGGATGCTCGGTGCCAATGACGATGCTGGGAATGTGCGCCCGCCTGAGCAACACCAGGAAGTCTGGGTGTAAGTACATAGAACTGACAATTAGCACGGCGTCCACGTTGTAGTACAGCGCCCTGGTGACGATTTGCTGGCACGCCTCCCAAATCACATCGGCTGAGGATGGCTTGCCTGGTCGCTTGCTGTGTCGCCAGAGCGTGCCGAGGAAGCGCGAGGCCACTTCCAGTCGCTCGTCTAACCGATACTCGTGAATCGTGTGGCCCTGCCTGGTCAGCGCGCCCAGATAGCCCGTGTAGACATCGTGCGTGCTGAAACTCGCGCCCGGATGCACGTAGAGGAGTTTCATGCCGCCACCTGCCCGCGCCAATACTGCGTTGACCAGTCGCGCACGGTCGCCGCGATGTGCGCCCGCTCTGCCTGCGAGAGCCACCAGCCGACCGGAATCGCTACCTGCCCTGCGTCGAACGCATCCACACCAGGCAGCGCGATCCGGCTGTTACTCACCGCCTTGAACGCACTGTGCTTGTCGTTGCGCGCGTGAACCTGACTGGTGCTGATACCCGCCTCAGCGAGATGCACCATGAATGCGGGACGATCAGCCACGACCAGGGTAAACAGCCAGTAACTACAACCGGGGTCATAGTCGGGATACTCGATACCGGGCAGGTTCGCCAGCCAGCGTGTGTAGTACGCCGCATTGTCCCGGCAGAGCGTCACCGCCTCTTGGGCGAGTGGCAGGTTGGCGAGACCGATCGCCGCCGCAATGTCGTTGTTCTGGTATTTGTAGCCAATCTCCGTAATGTCCTGCGCGCAGCGGAAGTCGGCACCAGAGCGCCGATTGAGGCCATACCAGCGGAGCAGCCGCGCCCGTTCCATCTGCTCAGCAGGCGCTTGGAGGAATCCTCCATCGCCCGTCGTCAGATGCTTGATCGCCTGGGTTGACCAGCAGACGTAATCGCCGCCATGTGGCACGTAGCCTGCGTGTTCGTAGTGCGCGCCGTAGGCAATTGAGCGCCCGTGCTGCTTGGCGAGGAACGCGTGCGCGGCGTCCTGAATGATCGGGATACCGGGTGCTGCACGCCGCAGTCCGGCATAGTCACACGGTCGCCCGGCCCAATCCACCGCGATGATCGCCTTCGTCTTGGGCGTGACGAGTTGGGCCACGGAGCGCGGGTCGAGGTTGCCCGTCAGCGGGTCCACATCGGCCCAGCTAATCAGCGCGCCCCGGTGGGGGATGTGCGTGTTCGTCGCCGTGCAGGTGATCGGCGTGGTGATGACTTCATCGCCCGCCCCGACGCCAATCAGGTGCAGCGCCAGGTCAATCGCGCTGGTGCAGGAGTTGACGAACAGCGGCGGTTCAGGCGCATCGACAGCGGCACCGAATGCCTGTTCTAATTCCTCGCAGCGGTCACCCTGGCCGATGTAACCCGACGCCAGCACAGCGGCTACCGCGTCACCCGCCTCAGGACTCATCAGCACCTTGAATACCGGAATCGTCATACCAGCCCCTCCCGCGTCCGGTAGTGGTAGAGCCGTTCGTCCTCGCCAATCACGTCCCAGTCGCGCCGATCGTGAATGCGATCCGCCTGGGGGTTGTCCTTGCGCGCCTGCGCGTGCGTGGTCCCGGTCGGTGACTGGCGCGCGATGTGGCTGGTGATGGCTTTGCCGTAGCCGTGCCCGCCGTGTCCCGGTAGCACCGCCACCGAGGACCACCAGCGCCCGTCCTCCGTCTGCCTGAGCAGGCCATAGCCCACGACGCTGTCGCGGCGGTCAATGTAGAGGTAGGCGATCAGCTTGCCCGCATTGTCCCGCCACCACTGGCGCTGCTGGTCGGGCGTGATGATCGCGGTATCGTGCGCGAACCCGGCGCGGCAGGTGTTGCGAATCTGGCGCATGTCCTCGATGTCCACCAAATCCGTCACCGGATAGGCCCAGAGGCCCACATCGCTGATGATGTCCAGGGCGGTGCGTGTTGCCGTGCTCATGCGGGCCTCGCAATCGCTACAATCGCGTCAATCCACTGTGGTTCGATGGGTGCCCAACGCTGGAGCGTGTCCATGATCCAGGCGTGGTCTCCTTCGTAGTGTTGGAAAACGCGGCGTCCGACCTTGCCGTACTGATGGCCCGGTTGCACCAGGCAATGCCCGCCGATGGTGCCGGGACCGAGCGCGCCCGCGTGCGTCCAGTAGACCTGGCCCCACGCGCTGCGGAAGCGGAAGAGGAGCGGGCGGGGCTGGTCGAGGCGGGCAATCGTGGCGCGGATCGTGGCGAACGCATCCGGGGTCCACACGTCGTCATCATCATTACCGAGGAGCCAATCGCCCCGTGCCGCCTGTAACCCGGCGTCGAATTGCTCGTGCCCGTAGGTGTGCTGCGTCCCGGCATGGCTGAGGTAGCGGCACCAGGGATAGTCCGCGCAGATGGCTTCGGTCTGGGGGAGCGCGCCGTCCAGGGTGTCACCAATCACCAGGCACTCATCACCGGGCAGGATTTGGGGGGCCGCGCTGTCGAGCGTGCGCCGCAGCGTCTCGCGTCCAGCAGTGGGGATAATCAGGCTGAGGGTTGGCGTCATTCCAACACCTCCACGACAAACGGACCGCGCACGCCAGCACTGAAGCGTTCGGCGGCGTGCAGCGCCTCGCGTACCCGCTTCTCTGGCGGCTTGCCCTCGTTGGCAAACATGGCTCCCAGCGCCATGCTGTAGCCACAGCCACAAGCGTTGTAGTTGTCGGCAGCCTCGCCTACCTGATAGTCATCTTCGATGCGGTAGAGATGACCACGATAGCCGAGGAGGAACGTACCCGCACTCTCCTGTTCGTTGCTCTTGCTGGCGTAGCCGCCATGTTGCAGGCATTGCCGGAGCGCGTCCACGAACGTCGTCACGAGGTAGGCATAGTCAGACAGGTCGGGATCGTGCTTCGGTGGCGTGAACGCATAACGGAGTAATTGCCCCATGCGAAATGACGAAGTGAAGCCAAAGAGAAACGCGCCGTTACGAAATACCTTTGCGTCGGCGCGTACCAGGAGGTCATAGCCTCCAACACCCGCACTGTCACCGCCGATGTAGACGCGCTTGTTGTCTACCAAGCCCACGATGCACGTCATGCGTACACCTCGCAGACCAGCACCGCGCCGATTTGCGCTGCCCCGCCGCCGACCTCACGCGCGAAGACCGCTTCCACGTTGAGGACGCGCACGCTGTCTACGCCACTCACACCGAGCGTATTGGCGGTTTCGAGTGCCGCCTTGATGCTCTTCGTCCCGCTCTTGTCGAGGTAGGGCAGGAGGTTGGTCTGTGCCCGGCCCTGGTCAGCGGCGTTGACCAGGATGGTGATGCCGAACGTGTAGGTGACATCGCCGTCGAAGTCGTTATCAAACGTCCCCGACCGGAGGAGCGGCCAGGCAGCAGGCAGGAGCGGCGAGGCGGGCTCGACCGCGTAGGCGTTCAGCCCCGCAATCGTCGCCAGTTTGGTTTTGATGCCCGCCTGAATGTCCGCTAACGTCGCCATTATTGCGCCATCCTCGCCACGACCTTGACGCCTGCCTGTTCAAACAACAGTTTGATCCGCCCCTCATGCAGCCGGAAGGACGGCACGAGGTACGGCTGTTTCTTCGTGCCGTGTGCGCCGATGGCCTTCGCCAGCGCGTAGGGGTTCTGGTTGCCGTGCCGTCTGGCCCAACCAATTAGCGATGCTGCTGAGGGGGGCGGCATCTTGCCCGCTGCGCGCCCATACTCCACCCAGTAGCCATAGGTGACGGACGGCCCGATCTTCGCGGTGAGGTTCGCGCCACTCCCGGTAATGCTGTGCGTGATACTGCCAGCCAGCCGTCCGGTATCCTTCGGTGCCCGTTGGCGCGCGGTCCCCTCAATCAGCAGGCTTCCGGTTGTCATCGCCACGCGCACACCCGCTGCCAGTGACGACGGCCCCGCCGCGACACCCGCCTGCAGCTTTTCGAGTCCCAGAATCGTCACGCCAAAATCTGCCATTACACCACCACCCAGACTCGGCTCGGGTGCCGATAGGACTGCAACAACGCCAGCACGTCGGGGTCCGCCTTGCTGATGCGGGTGAACGTGCCGAGGTCGGTTGATTGGAGGATGCCAAACGGCGATTCCCGCCGCTTGAACAGCCGACTAGCCTGCAACAGGCACGCCTGCTCAATGGCGGCGGGCGCGTAGCCGTTGACCACGTAGCCCCAATCACCCACGATCTTGACCTGGAGACCGGGATAGAACAGTTGACTGCTGGTAGGTGCGATTTGTAAACGGTTATAGATGCCGCTATCGGGGAACGGCATCAGGGGGAGCTTGATATAGTCGGTGCTGGCGAACGTGGTGGAGAAGGACAGGTCACCGACCGTATCCACAGCCACGCTCGTCACGGTGCGGATGTCCGGCACGAGGTCGAGGTCGGTGTAGGAGCGGGGGTAGAGGTACTTGGTCGCGGCGGTCTCTGCGGTGAAGGAGCGCCCGGTGTACTGGTCAATCATGCGGCTCGCGGCGTCAATCGCCAACTGTAACGCAGCATCATCGCTATCGTTCGTGGCACCGATTGTCGCTTTGAGCACGAGCAGGTCAGTATAACCAGCCATCGGGGGCACCTCCTTACGTTGGTGCTAGCGGGGCCGGGGGGACTAGGGTCGCCCCCAGCCCCCCAGCAGGGACCAAACCAGGGCTTTAGCCCGTCCGCATGGTATAATTAGGGCAACAGAAAGCCCCGGCGCTGTTCGTAGCAGCCCGGAGCATGGCACCGCGAAACCTATCGAGGAGGTTCCCCAGATGCACGCTCAGTATACCGCAAAAACGATTGCCCGCTTCTGGGCGAAGGTGGACACGTCCGGCGACTGCTGGATATGGACTGCTGGTCATGACCGCGCCGGATACGGGCGCTTCTACGTCGCTGAACGAGACAACAACGTTGCCGCGCATCGGTTCGTGTACGAACTGACGTACGGCGCGCTCGCTGCTGAATTGGTCGTGCGCCACTCCTGCGACACGCCCGCGTGCGTCAATCCAGCGCATCTGCTGTCGGGTACGACTGCCGACAACAATGCCGATACGATCAGCCGTGGACGGGCCAATCCCCCGCGCGGGGACCAGCACTGGAGTCGGCGCACTGGGGCCAACGTGCCACGCGGCGAACGTCAGCCCCACGCGCGCATGAGCGCCGATCAGGTTCGCGACATGCGCCAGCGCTACGCGAACGGAGCCACACTCAACGAACTCGTTGCCGCGTTCGGACTGAGCAAGACCGCCGTTCATCAGATTGTGCACTACCAGCGCTGGCGTCATGTCACATAAACCTGTCATTATAAGTCACGCAATTCCGGTTATGGAACAAAATCCGTAACTTCGGAACACGGCGAATGCCGCCCGCATCTCGGCTAGCATGGTCACGAGGTTTTGCGTGAACTGCGAGTTGACGTAGCCCATCCGCACGACGGCCTGTTCGCGGTCAAACAGCGCGTGGGTTTCGGGCGTGAACGTGCCGACCAGCGCGGTATTCGCGGTCAGCGCCTGGGACTTGACGACGGGGACACCGAAGATGGTCATTGGCCCCGGCATACTCGGTGGACCCATGATGTAGTTGCCGAGCGTGCCCGTCGCGGCGTTCTCACGCAACAGCCGCATCGACTGCCAGTTGACCGGGTTCAGGACCACGCTGTTGGGTGACAGCTTGCCGCTAATCTCGATCTTCACCATCGCCTTCAGGATGGTGTCGAGGTTGTTCTCGGTGCTGGCGGTCGCCTGGGTCAGGATGGTCGCATTCAGGAGCCCGGTCAGATTCGGGCTGGAACCGTTGCCGCTGATGACCTGCGCTTCCAGCGAGAGGTCGAGGCCAGTCAGCAACCGTCCATTGATGATGTCCTGCAACTGCGGCGCATCAGCCAGTGCCCGATTGGTGATCGGAATCCAGTGCGCCACGGTCTCGACCGGGCTGGTGACGCGCTGCCAGTTGAGCGCCGATTCCGGCTTGGCACCAGACAGGGTATCGTTCGCGGTGGCCTCAGCCACGAAGACGGCGGCATTCGTGAACGTCGATTCCTTCACCCAGTCGATCGTGTCGCTGCTCGTCCTCACGCGATGGATCAGCGACAGGAACGTCATCGGGTTTTGAAGAATGTCCACGTAGCCCGGTTGGAAGTCGTTCAGGACGAACGCGCCGGCTGACGTGGTGCTGTTGCCGAGGATGAGGCTCTTGTAGTTGAGGAGCGAGTAGTTCAGCGGGATGGCGATTTCCGGCACGCGCGCCTGCGAGTTATCGAACGCGCGGACCTCCACCAACTGCCGATAGGCGTCATTCTCGGTGAACGTGACGCCAGGACTCTTGAACTGCCGCCCGCCCGGGTCGCTCGCCAGTGGTTCGGCGTGGCGGTGCGGCTGCGGGGTCGCCTGCGCCTTGCTGCGCTCCTTCGCCAGCCGCCCGCGCATCGTCTCAATCTGCCCCAACTCGTCGCGGCGCTTCTCCACGCCATCGAGTTCGAGGAGTGTCGCCTTCGCTTCGTCCAGACGATTGTGTGCGAGGTGGTCTTCGGCCTTGCCGATCAGGTCCAGGGCAACCTTGTTCAACGCCTCAACGTTGACTTCTGTACCGAGTGTGCTCATGCGGCGTACCCTCCAAGCGCCAACTTGCGGCGCGCTAATTGCAGGCGTAGCGTCAACTCCGCTGCCTCGGCTGCCGCCTCAGGCCGCACGACGGGCGCGCGTAGGCGCTGGTGGAGGGCTTCCGCCTCCCCAACCAGGGCCGCAAACGTCGCCAGATGGGTGTCGTTCAGCGTGCGATGCTCGGCACTGCGCCGCTCGTGCAGGGCTTCCGCCTCACGCATCACGAGTTGCAACACCTCGGTCGCCTGCTTCAGGAGCACGGTAAAGGGGACATCGGATTTGAAGGAGGTGATCACGGCGTTGGTGTTGGCCGGCACGGTGACCAGCGAGACTTCGAACAGATCAACCGCCTTCAACACCCTTGTTCCATCGGCGCTGTATTCAGCGTCTTTGGTGAGGAAACCAATCGAGAGCGAGTCAACGAGGCCAGCGGTGAGGAGTTGATGCGCCTTCGTACCCGCGTCCGTGGGCACCAGCGACCAATGCCCCAACAGCCCCTTGTCGTCCTCTTTGAGGCTGATCACTTTGCCAATCGGCTCGGCCATGTCGTGCTGCCAGAGCAGTCGCACGTTCGGGCGCGTCAGGAGGCTATCGGCGAATGCGCCCTTTGCCACGATGTCGCCATAGGAGTCCGGTTGCCCGCCAAAGGTCGAGGCGTATCCGGCGACTTCCCAGCCGCTGTCTTTCGCTTTGAGTTCGGTGAGGGTAAAGGCGAGGGCTTTATGTTCCATTGCGCCTCCGGACCGACGAAAAGCCCACCAGTGGGCGGCATTGGAGCCGCTCCGTGGTGGGCCTTGTCTAGCCCTTATGCGCGTTATTGCTACTATGTTATGCCATAACTGCTACGCTGTCAAGTCGGGTGTGGTGTCCGCAGCGCGGGCATTTGGCCTCACCGGGCAACATGCCGACCCATTCGCCGCCATTGTGCCGGATAAAGACGAAGTCGCCGTCAATCACCGCCACCACTTGCCGACAGGTGCCGTTGCGTCCCTGACAGCGCACGGCCACCGCACCCGGTCCAGGACGGCGCGGGATACGCGCGAGCGTGGTAGCGGTGATCGTCTGCCGTTCGAGCGACACCATTAGGCCGCCTTTCGTTGCTGCTGCTCCAGTAACCACGTCCAGGCGTCAATCCAGCGATGCGCGTGGAGTTGCAGGTTATGGTCGGCCAGCACGCGACGTTTCAACCGCCCTGCCAGCACCCCCGCGTGTTGACGGTCGGCAACCAGATGGCTGAGTGCCGCTGTCCACTCGTCGGCGGTGTTGGCAATCAGTCCGGTATCGTTGTGCCGGATGACCGCGTGATAGAGCGCGCTGGTAGCGACGACCGCTGCACCACTCGCGCCATATTCCAGCGCCTTGATCACCGATTTGCAGGCATTGAACGGGGTATCAGCGACACTGCAGCAGCCGATGTCCACGTTCACCAGCCCTGCCGGATAGAGGTTGAGCGCGGCAAAGGGCAACGTCGTCAGACGGTCAGCGGGCACGGCCTCACGCACCACGTCAGGACACCAGCCCTGCACGACGAAGCGCGTCTGCGGGTACTGCGCGGCTACCCGTCGCCAACCCTCCGCCATCGGCGCGAGGTCGGCGTCCTGGCGCTTCGCCCCCGCCCAACCAATTGCCACAGGCGGGACGATCCGCCGCGCCTGGCGCTGAATCATCTGCCACCAGTCCACGTCGAGCAGGTTTGGCACGCACGCGACCGGAATCTGTCGGTCGGTGACGTACTCCACCACCGTCTTCAGTCGCGGCGTGCTGACCGTAATGCCGTCCACGCGCTTGACCGTGTGGATCGCCATCTGCGCGGACTCTAACCGCTGCTGGTCAATCAGATCGGTCAGGTGCTCCTGCACGTGCAGGAACATATCATCGTCACACTCGTAAATCACGGTCATGCCGAGGCCGTGCAGCATACTGATGAACCCGTCCGCTTTGTCCAGGTCGGTGACGGGCCAGGTGACGCGCGCCAGGACGATCACGTTGTAGCGGTAGTGCAGAATGCGGGCGATCAGTTTATCGTTATCGGCGTCTTTCGGTGCCCAGTGGACGATCCACCCCTGCCGTTCTAGCTCCGCGGCTGGTTGCCAGACGCGCCACAGTGACGAGCCATCGCCGCTGCCCGTCAGGATAAGCACGCGGGGATTCATCATGCTATACTTCCTCCAACAGCATAACGGCGGCGTCTCCAGCGCGTGCGCCTGTACTGACTCGGTGGAATGCCGCAGTTGCCCATGAACGCCTCGGCCTGGAGTTGTCGAGGCGTTCGGCATACTCCTGCCATCCTCATCCCCGATCCTCCTGCACGTAGAGCAGCCCATCGAGCGGGGTGGTTATTGCGCCGCCACTATCCACCATCTCGATCTCGAAGAGATAGGTCGTGGCTGCGCTCAGCAGCGCCGTATCGGTGGCACTGATGGTCATGGTGGCGATACCACTGGCCGGGGTGGTCAGGGAGAGCGTGGGCGCGGTGATGGCGTCTGAGGTCGAGCCTTTGGCGCGGATATGCAGGGTGAGCGTTGCGCCCGTGATGTTCACGGCGACACCATCGGCGTCGGTGATCGTGACGGTTCTGGTGAGTGTATCGCCCTGCTTCGCGGTAAAGTTCACCTGCGTCATGGTTCAATCTCCCCCTTCTGCCCGCCCGTCAGCGTCGTGTCGTTCGGCTCTTGCAGTGTGCTACGGTTGCCGCCACTGAGGAGCGTTGACCGCACGCCCCCCAACACCGCACGACCAGCGCTGGCGAGTGCGCCCACGATGCCGCCCAACCGACTGCCGATCCAACTGCCCGCCAATCCCAGCGTGCCACCAAACGAGCGCGCCAGGACGCTGCGAATATCACCACTACTGGTCAGCGTCCCGGCGACCGACTGTGCGGCCTGTTTCGTCAGCGCGCCCGCACTGCTGAGCGTCCCGGTCACCGTGAGATAGGCGTACCGCACGCTGGTCAGGACACCGCTACTGGTGAGCGTGCCGACGAGGTGTTGCGTCGCCTGCTTGACCATCCCGCCGCTACTCGTCAGCGTGCCGCCGATGGTCTGCGCGCTCTGCCGAACCATGCTGCCTGCGGTGGTGAGTGTCCCGGTCAGCGACTTCGCCGCTTGGTTGCTGAGTGCGCCCGCGCTCGTCAGTGTCCCCAGGAGCGTCGTACTGGCCTGTTTGGTGAGTGCGCCCGCCGTGGTGAGCGTGCCGCCGATAGACTGCGCGGCCTGGTTGACCAAACTTCCGGCAGTCGTCAACGTGCCGCTGATGGAGAGTAGCGCCACTTTGACCGTACTCAATGCGCCGCTACTCGTCAGCGTGCCGAGCCAGGAGAGGGCCGCGACTTTGCCGACACTGCCCGCACTGATGAGCGTGCCCACGAGGTTTTGCGCGGTCTGTTTGCTGAGCGTGCCCGCCGTGGTCAACGTGCCCGTCAGGGCCTTCGCCGTCTGGCGGACGAGCGTGCCCGCACTCGTCAGCGTGCCGAGGCGCGTCAATGCCGTCTGTTTGCGGTGGACGCCCGCACTGGTGAGTGTCCCGACCTGGCTGCGGTTGACCTGTTTGGGCAACGCGCCCGCACTGGTCAGCGTGCCGGTGTTGGTCTGCGTGTAGAGCGTTGAGCTTGACGCGGCCTTGACCACCAGCGAGGCCGTGCCGTAGGACGTGGACCAGACCGAAGTCCGCTGCCAGCCGACCGTGGTACTGGTGCCTGTTGCCACCTCGTAGGACGCATAGCCCTGCGCGTTCGTGGACATCGCCAGGTCGCAGAACGTGGTATCGCCGCCCTCGTTGGCGACGAACGAGTTCCCGCCCTGATTGGCGATCGTCGCCTCCAGCGCCACATCGCCGGATACCGTGGTCTTCGCCACATGGTAGTAATCGTGGACGTTGGCGGCCTGCGCGGTGACGAGGCCGTCGTAGGGCGTCGTCTGGTGTGCGCCCGAAAACGTGATGCACGCCCCGACCCGCTCCATTGCGTAAGGGAAGGTCGCCGTCACTGTCTGCGAGCCAGTGGCGGGCGCGATTTTGTAGTACCAGGAGACGTGGGCGTTGCCGCCACTGACCGCGACATCAGACGAGGTAACGAGCGTCATCGCCGCGCCGCCATAGGTCACGCTGCTGATCGCGGCGTTGTTTTCCACGAAGACGGCGACCATCGCGAGGCGGTTGGAACCACTCCCGCCCGCGTGCGTCCACGAGAGGGTGGTCCCGGTGTTGTTGTTGGCGGAACTGGTCGTATCAACCGCGAGTGCCATGCAGCGCCCCCGATCTTACCCACCCGCGCTGCATGTGAGCTGATACGTGCTCTGCAGACCGTCCCCCGCCGTGCCGTCCAGCGTAATGCTGGCAAACACCGTGCGGTCTAACAGCGTGCCCGCCGATGATGCGCTGAACACGCCATGCTCGCGCAGGGCCGGCGTGCCGCTGTCGAGCGTGTTGGTCGCCACCGTGCTATAGATGTTGGCCGACGCGCCCTCCGCCGTAGTCCCCGTAGCGCGCACGTTGCCCGTATACTCGGTCGTCAGTTCGGTGACGAGCGCGGTATCGCCAATGGCCTCAGCGGTGGAGCCCGTCCCCAGCCCGTGATACTTGAACGTCTCCAGTTCGGTCGTGTTCTGGAAGGCATCGACAATGAAATTGACGCCTGCGGTCGTGACGACCTTGTGTCCCACTTCGCCGTAGTCGTCACGGACGAAGCGCCCGATCCGATGGTCGTAGCGAATGTGAACCAGCGCCAGCGAGGACTCAATGACGAGCGTACTGGTGATGCGGTCCAGCAGGTCAGCGGCCAACTCTGCCGGGAGATAGTCCATGCAGGCGCGGACGATGCGCCCCAGGTTGCTCTGCGGTGTCCATTGCTGCAACTTCGCCGTCAACTCGTCGGGAATCCAGAGGTCTTTGCGAACGATGTGGAGTCCCACGCCGCGCGCTGCTGTTACCGTGCCCGTTGCTGCCACCATCGTTGTAACCTCCTGTTGAGTTGCCACCAGCGCGGCACACCGCCGCGTATGACCCGTAAGCCCAGACGACCGCGAAAGTTTGCCCGCCCGTTCATGCGTCCACCTTGACGACCGGGATCAATACGAGTGAACAATTGTGTGTTATAATGTTCTCAGCGACATACCACCCCGCTTTCGTTTGGAGGTTGTAGACATGGCCGCGAAATGGACGCCTGAGAACCTGGGTGATGCGCGTCGGCGACACGAGGCTGGCGAGTCCCTGCGCCAGATCGCCTTGAGTATCGGCATTGACCCCGAGACACTCCGCCAGAAGTTCCACGGCTGGGATTGGCCCGTCATGCCACGCGGGATGGCGAAGCAGCGGAGCAACGACGCCAAAATCGAGGCGCTGCATCTGCGCTATCTGGCTGGCGAGAGCGGCGTAGCGCTCGCGCGTGAAGTGGGCATGGGCTTCACCAATCTGTACACCGCTTGGCAGCGCCGTGGCCTGCCCATTCGCGACGGGCACGAAGCAGCTACGCTCCGCTATGTCGATACCACGCCCGCGTATCGGCAGGCTCTCGCCGTCGCCGCACACGACGCTGTGCGCGGTCGCGAGCAGTCGTTCACGCATCGCTGCCGTATCGCGCTTGGCAAGGAGCGCACGCTCGCTCATCAGAGCGAGTCCGAACGCGAACTCCTGCACTTGCTGCCTGTTGGTAGTGTCGCCTGCAAAGCAATCGGGCCATACAACGTGGACATCGCCCTCGGCACCGTCGCCGTGGAAGTCTATGGCGGCTCCTGGCATAGTAATGGCCGTGCCGCTGCCCGCTGGCCTGAGCGTGTCCGCTATCTGCTCGATCAGGGTTGGTCGGTGGTCGTGGTCTGGGTCGAGCAGCCGCGTTATCCCCTCACCGTCGCCGCTGCGGAATACGTGATCACGCTCGGTGAGTTCGCCAGCCGCCACCCAACCGCGCCCGCTCAATATCGGGTGATTCGGGGTACAGGTGAGGAGATCGTTCGCGGCTGTGCGTATGACGATCACTTCCCCCTCAAACCAGCGCGTGAACGCCGTCTCCACCTCTGCTGCCCACACCTGCTGCCCAGCGATTAGGCAGTTGGGATGCGCGAGTTGTGGCGGATTGTCAAGTGAGGCCAGTGTCCCGTTCCGGCTGGCGCACGGCTCATCTTCGTCACCGTCCCGTATCCGCACGTAGTCCACCAGGCCAGTCGCCCGATAGCGGTCAATCGCGCTCAGGCGTTGCGCCTCGCCTATTTCTGTGCGCGCTATTGTCTCGCCCCGACTGGCCCAGGTCTTCGTGAAGAGATGTTCGATGTGCTGGGCAATCTCGTAGGTGCTGAGACCGTCCCGTTGCCCCGCGACCAGGATGTCGCGAATGGCGTTGCGGGTCGTCTCGGTGATGCCGATCACGCGCTGGGCGGCCTGTTCGAGGATGGCGTTCGTCGCTTCGTCGGTGAGCCGGAATGAGGCCGGGTCCAACTCAAACGCGTCCGCAACGAGGTGGTGCATCTCGAGCAACACGCGCTGATAGGTGCTGTCGAGGATGAAGCGCAGGCGCGTCTCTTCCTCCTCTGGCAGGAGGTCGTCAACTTGCGCGGCACGCACGGCGAGGTGCGCGCTCATGCGCCCTCCAGCCGCGATTGCACGCGCCGCAACTGCCCCGCGTAGTACGTCTGCAAGGCGTCCGCTAACGGCTGCTCCTGGGCCGCACGCAGTACCCGCATGGCGCGCTCAAAGTCCACGGGGGACAGCACCTTCGTACTCAGGCTCTTGATCGGCGTGGGTGGTGGCTGGTCGGTTGCGCCAGGCAGCGTGGGCGCGGGCGGTGTGGCGATCACGTCGTACTCCGGTCCGAGCGTGTTCAGGCCCACATCGGCGCGCGCTTCGTTGACCGTGACATACGGCGCCTTGTTGAGCGCCAGGGAGAGGCGGGTGTATTTGGCGTTCTCGTCTTCCTGCAAGGCGCGCATGTCGGTCAGGTCGTGCGCCAGCACCAGCGCCGGATCGTCCTCAAACTCGCGCAGCAGTTGACGCGTCAGGGTCGCGTCATCCTCCACGTAGGCCGGGATGATGGTCGCCTCCACGAACATCTCGCGCGCCTCCTTGAAATTGGCATAGGTGGCGCGGTCAAGTCCCGCCCCCAGCCCCGCGATGATGGCCGGGACACCGAGTACGGCGGCGATCCGTTCCTCCGGCAGGCGATGGAGGGAGGTCAGGTCGAGTTGCTGCGGGCTAAAGCCAAACTGCTTGGCATCGCCGCCCCCAGTAATGACTGCCGTTTTCCCCTGTCCCTCGCCGCTGAACGTGTTGTGGATCGAATCTTTGATCGCCAGCGCAGATTCTGGCCCTGGATCGCCTACCTCGGCGGGGAGGAAGACCACCAATCCCGGCACGGCATTATTCCGCACCAGACGGTCAGACATCGCGGTCGTCTGAATGTCGGTGTCCACCTCGCGCAGCAGTTGACGGAGGGGCGACATTCCGAGCATGTGGTTTTTGTCGTCCAGTCCCATGCGGAAGTGGACGATGTCGGTTGGCGCGATCTTCTCCCAACCGCGCTCCCCATCCCCAAATTGATAGCGGTAGTAGTCGATGAATTGCGTACTCCCGCGCTCACGCACAGGCCAGCAGGTTGACGGCGACAGCGGCCACAGTTGCACCACCTCACCCGTTACCGAGTTGCCTGAGCGAATCTTGCGGACATAGGCATTGCCGTAGACGGCCTTGCAATACTGGACGTAGGAAAGCAGCATCGCGCCCGTCATGCCGGGGTTGGGCGTGTCGAGCAGGTCAAGGATCGGATGGGGCACGACTGGTTCACGCTGTCCGTTATCCATCAGGCGATAGAGTCGGATCGGCGCTTCGCTGTAGGTGCGTTGGAGCGCGGAGAGACAGGCACCAACGGCGCTGTTGAGCGCGTAGCCGTCGCCATAGGCACCTTTCAGCGTCTCGCGCGCACCAGGGCCATAGATGAGCGGAATGCTGGTGCTGGTGCTGGGGAACACGGGATAGGCGATGGTCGGGGCGCGGCGTTCGAGCGGTGGTGCCTCGCGTGTGCTGCCGCCAAACCCGCCCGCCTTGAACCACTGGACAATACCCATACGCGGCCTCCTAGTAGGCGGTGACGTGCGGGACAATGCCGCTCAACTCCGTCAGCGCCCAGACGAGTGCATCCAGACGGTCGGGCGACTCGCCACTGTCAGGCGTCCACCCGCACAACTGGTCCTCCAGGTCGTCAAACGGCTGGCAGTGCGTGACGCGCCCCTGTTCGTAGAGCGCGGCCACGGGCTCGGCCCTGGTGTATTTGCCCCTGGTCGCCCGCACGGCGCGATAGGGGATACGCTGCCGCACGGTCTGAATGGTCCGTCCGACCATATCCCCGCCATTGTTGACCTCAGCAATGATGCGGTCGGCCCCAAACTCGTCATAGGCCGCGACCGCGCGCTGCGCCCAGCCGTCGGGCGACAGACGGCAGGTGCGGTCAGCGAGGACGTAGTAGCGCCCATCGGCTCCCAAGCCCGCGACAATCATCCCCGTTTCGTCGCTCTCCTCCCCGCTGGTCACCGCAGGATCAATGGCGACCACGGCGCGCACCAGGTCGGGCGCGGGGCGGCGCTGGTCGAACATGGCGCGGGTCCAAAGCGCGCCTGGAGTATCGTCCAGGTACTCGCCGTCCAACTCCTGCCGTCCAAGCCGCGTCCCCTCATACTTGCGGATAATCTGGTCGAAGAACGCGGGGGCGAGGTTGTCCCGGTTTTCGTAGGTCGAGCCGCGCGTGGTCACCGTGGCTGGGTCAGCGCGCAGTTCACGGAGGATACGGACAGGCTTCGGCGTGGTGGTGACCAGCGCGCGCGGATCGTCACCCAACCGCAAGCCAAACATCGCCTGGTCGAACGCCTCGGCATGACGCCACGCGCCCACCTCATCCAGCCAGAGGCGCATATGCTGTTTGCCGCGCAACCGCTCAGGCTCATCAGCCGTGAAGATGAGCGTCTTCGCGCCGTTCGGCCATTCCAAGCGGCGCTTGGAGGGACGATAGACCGGGCGGAAATCGGTCGCACAGGCCAGGATGCCCGACTCGCCTTCGATCATGATGTCGCGCGCATCGTCAGCGGTTGCGCCGATGATGTTGGTCAGCGGGTAGTCCCGTGCGCTGGCAATCGTCCACTCCGCCCCGACACGGGTCTTACCCCAACCACGCCCGGCCATAATCAGCCAGGTACGCCAATCACCAGCGGGCGGGATTTGCGAGGGGCGCGGCTGCCAGCGTGGGGTCGCGGTGTCGAGGAGGTAGAGGGCGCGGTACTTGGCGCGCGTGCGGGCGTAACCGGGAGCGTGCGCCAGCGCCATCTACCGCGCCTCCTGACTGAGCAGCAAGTCCTGGTGAATCTGGTCGGTGAGTTCCGGCTTGCCAATCTCTGCGGCAATGGCCTCAGCGTCTTTGCGCGGGTCGGTCAGGTCTTTCCAGGTCTTCGGCGCGTCCAGACCGAGCAGTTCCGCGCGGCGCTTCATGATGCCCAGCACACGGTCAAGCTTCAGGACGTTGCCACCCACGGCAGCGGACCAGATGCCGTGCAAGAGGTCATCGAGGCGGGCGAGTTCCATTGCCCGGACCTCGTTGGCGGGTTCCTGAATCGTGGCTTTGAGCGCGGCTCTGATGGCGGCATACGCGCCAGAGGGGGATTTATAGCCGAGTTGGTCCGCAATAGCCTGGTAGCCGAGGCCCGCTTTCCGCAGTTCGAGCGCCTGTCGTTGGCGCTCTACCGCCTCCAGCCGCTTTTCACTCGTCTTGCTTTCGCTCATGCAGCTACCTCCAGGTATGGTTACCTGGAGTATAGCACAACTCTCGCTAACAGCAAGTAGGCTACTGGCTTGCGCGGCGCAACGGCGGGCGCTGGTGGCAGCGGCTCATCCGTCCACTTCCTGTCGAAAGAGCCGCTGCCAGGTCGCCGCCTGGTCAGCAATGCGCTGCGCCCGCTGGATCTGTTGCCGTGTGGTCAGCCACCGCAGTTGCCAGTGGACACGCGCCCAATAGCCGTGCCCCCAGCCCCGGCGCGTCGTGACGCCAGCGAAGCGCGCCAGGCGGATCGCGGCGAGTCGTCCGCGCCAGGGTGGCAGTCGCGTCATCCCGTCACCTCCTGCAAACGCACATCGTCATTCGCCAGCCACGGCACCACGCTATAGACCCGCCCGGTCACGCGGTCCCTGAGCGCCACCGGACACCACACCATCCCCGCCAGCGGTCCCCGACAGAGGACGTAGTACCACTGGTCGCGGCGTAGCACCATCATCCCGTCACCTCCTGTCCTGCCAACGCCTCCCAATCCGCCGCCTGGTCACAGAGTGCCCGCGCGGTCAGCGTTCCTTGAGGTCATCAATTGCTGCCAGCACCGCCGCGAAGTGGCGGAACTCCCCGAAACTCTGATAGGTCCGCACGCGTTCTCGCCAGCCGAAAAGGTCTCGTTCAAGCTGCGCCTTGACTTGGCGGATCATGTTTTCCCGTTCCGACACGGCAGCTAGTGGCACCGCGCCTGCCTGCGCCACACGCACCACGTCGTAGTGTGTGCGGGTTGCGGAGTCACGGTCGGAGGACGGACGCCGGACCACCTGCACCTGAATAGCGCGGATCAGGGTCCGCGCTTGCGTCAGCCGATACGCCTCCGCCGCTGCGGAATCGTCCCATTCAAAGTACCGATGCAGCACCGACGCGGGGTCGCTCGCTGCGCCCACCACCGTCGCCGGGGCCAGGGCTTGTCCATGCGCCTGGGCCAGTTGCGCCAGTTCCTGGGCGAGTTGTGGTGCGTCCTCGGGCGCGATTGCCCGACTATGCCGTAACCGCTGCGCGATGGTCGTCTGCGTCGTTGCCAGGGCCATGCGGGTCTCCCTCCTAGTATCGTCCGCGCCTAACCACGCTACACCACGCCTCACCTTGCCAGACCTTACCGCGTCAGTCGTGCGTCTTTTCCTCGCCTGACCCGACCAAACCTGACCCTACCGGACCCTGCCGTGTCAGCCCTCCTGTGGGGTCCGGGACGGCTATCACCCCGCCCCGGACCACCGCGCCCGACCGTGCCAAAGCCTGCTGCGCCATGCCAGACCGGACAATGCCATAACAGTATTGCTCGTCGAACCCTGCCGAACCTGACCAAACCGAGCCATGCCCCACCTAACCGCGTCAGCCACCGTACTGCAACTCCCGCACGTCGCCCACTTCCCAGGTGCCAAAGTTGCCCTTCTTGTCCACCCGCCAATCGCCAATGCCCACCGCGAAACCCGCCATCGACAGGAGGTTGATCACCTGATCCAGGCTGATGAACGTCGCATTGAAGGCGATGGGGACGGTGATGGTCCAGGGCCAATATTCCGGGCGATAGGCGAGGCTCGCCGTCCGGCTGGGGCCACTCAGGACCACGCGATCCGTCCGCATGCGGGGCGGGTGGGGTGACACGACGGGCAGCAACTCGCCGGGAATCGTCAGCGCGCCGTAGAGTTCAGTGCCTTTCTCGTCCCCGAACCGCTGCCCGGCCAACACCATCGCTTTCTTGATGCCGATGGCGGGGAAGCCGTGTCCACCATCGGGGAGGCGGTACTGCGCGTCCTGAAACTCGCGCTCTGGTTCACGCGGCGGTTTCTTGGTCTTCGCCGCGCCCTGCTGCGCGGCCTCCATCGCCTGCATGTTTGCCTCGGAGTAGCGATGGCAAATCAGCGGCGTGAGTCCCACGATCTGCGCCTCAATGTGGACGCGCCGCAACTGGGGAATCTGGACCTGTTTCGTCGGTGTCTCAGTCGCCATTAGCCTGTTACCTCCTGCACCACGATGCCATACAACGCCCGTACCAGTTTGGCCTTCATTTTGAACAACGGCGTTCTGAAACCTTTGTAGTCCTCGGTCACGGTCTGCCCATTTTCGACGTAGCGGAAGTCCGCGACGTAGGTGCCGACGTTGACGCCATTGACGACCAGCGGATAGCGCGGTTGCAGTTCCAGGTCGCTGATTTCGCCCGCACGGACACGGAGGCAGAGTTGCCGATACCGATGCGCTTCGCCTTTGCTGGCGAAGAGGATACCGTCCACTTCGGTCGGCTTGGCACGGTATTTGCTGGTGCGTGCCTGCTGGCTCAGGAGCGCCAGGTACTCGGTCGCGTCCATATTGCTGCTACTCATTGGTCGCCTCCATTCAGCGCGGCCACCACCCGTGCCACCACCTGCGCCGCGTCCTGGCGGGCGATGGTCAGCACCACCACCGCCTCGGTCGTTCCCTGCGTCCACCAGGGCGCACGAGCGGGGACAGGCGCAGCCCCATCGCTGGTGCGTCCCCGTCCGAGCAACCGCGCCCGCTGCCGATCGCGCTCGCAGAGGTCGCAGGCGCAATCGTCCTCCCAATACAGCCCCACGTCGCCCCCCTCCTCCTGCGCCGTCTCTGCGGTCAGCGTCATCATGCCACCCCCTTGTTCTTCAGTGCCGCCCGCCGCCGATAGTCGTCAAACCGCCAGGCGTCCCACTCATTCGCGGGTATCGTCCCGCGCCAGTGGCAGTAGCGCCGCCCCTCGCGGGCCATGCGCCGATCCACCTGCCGGACCAGTTCGTCGCGGGTGTCGTCACGCGGTAACATGCGGGCATAGACCGCGAGGAGGAACCCGCTGCGCTGGTCCCCCACGAGCAGCCCGCCCGCGTGCAGTTCCCGCGCGTAGGCGTCCAGTTCGGTGTCAAACTCCGCCGCCATGTCGGGATGCTCGGACAGCAACACCAGCCATTGCCGGATGTATTCCGCGACCTGTGGTGCCTGGGGGAGTGTCGAGAAGCGGGCCAACGACGGGAGGGCTTTATCCCAGACGCTGCGGGTAGCCGTTGCGCTCACTCGCCCCTCCCCAACCTGAGCACATCGCCCGCTGCCAGCACCGCCGCCGCCTGCGCCTCGGACAAGCCCCGCTGTTCATCGTACAAAGCGATGAAGCGCTTGCGGTATTTGTCGCGCTGGATGTCGTTGTCAATCATCGCGAGGTTATGCACCGCAGCCGAGTCAAAGCCCAACTGTTCCCGGACGATGGTGCGGGTGAGGTCGTCCGGCCAATCAAACGTTTTGGTGTTGCCAAACGAGTAGCGCCCCAGGACACGCGACTCCAACGCGGCCCACGCACCCGCGCCGTCGAGGGTGTTGCCCGCTGCACGGGCCATGCTGCGAAGCGCGGCACTGAGTTCGGGCAGCGTCGGGAAGAACTTCGGATTGGTGTTGCTACACCAGGCGAATGCCGCTGCCAACGTCGCGCGATCGTAGGAGGCCAGTTCCTCGCAGTAGAGGTCCAGTTCCATCTCGGACAGGATCGTGCGGTAGCGCGCGGCGTGCCGCTGCAAGAAGGTCAACAGTTCAAGCGTGTCCATTGGCTTGCCTCCTCGCCAGCACGCGCTGTGTCGTCGCCAGCACGCGCGCCGACTTTTCATCGAGCGCATACACCCCGGACGGTCGTGCAGGAATGGCAGGCAAACACACCTCCTCTTCGTCTTCCCAGCGCCGCCCGTTCAGCCAGGAGACGGGCAGCGGGATAAAGCGCCCGTCTTCTTTCTGCCAGCCTTCCGACAACACCGCCCGTTCGAGCGCGGCGATCATCTCATCTACCAGTTGCGCTGAGGGACGCCGCCGCGCAAACCACGCCTGCGCTTCCTGCTTCTTCTTGCGTTTGGGGTATGCCGCCCAAAAGCGGGCGAATTGCACGTCTACGTCGTTAACCAAATGGGTCGTTCTAATGGGACTGTTCCTATGGGACGTTAATGCGTCAACCTCTGGAAGTTGAGGGGTGTCAACGTAGCTAGGTTGAGGGGTGTCAACCTCTGGAAGTTGAGGGGTGTCAACGTCAGGTGTGGGGGTGTCAACGTCAGGTTGACGGGGCAACATATCCACGCTATCGAAGTCGAGGACCACACGATAGCGATTGACCGTTCGTGATTTGTCCTCGCGGGTCTGGGCCTGAATCTGGACGTAGCCGAGTGCGGCGAGTTGTTGGAGGCACTTGCTGATTGCCTGACGCGACACCCCCAGGTCATCGGCCAGGGTCTTCAGCGAAGGGAAACACCAGCCATTTTTGTCGCCATGACGACCGAGCGCAGCCAACACGCGGAACGCCGCCGCGCCCAGCCGCTTGTCCGTGACCGCAGCGGAAGGGAAGATCGTCACTCTGCCCGTGTGTGCCGCCATTAGCGCCAGCCTTCGGCAGGGATGCCAGTGGTGAAAGCTGGCGAGTAGAGGATGAATTCCTCCCCTACACGCTTGCCGAAGCCCGACACTTCCAATGCAGCGAGGAAGCGATCGCCATCGCCGCCCCAGTCGGCCAACATTCCAATTAGGCAGACGTGACGTACATCAAAGGCCCAGCCGTCGTCACAATGGCGCGTGCCGCTGTCGATATGGTGCGGTGTGTAGTGGTAGAGCAAGACCAGCATTCCGATAGCTGTTGCCCGGCCTATGTCGAGGGCGTCACAGAATCGCGCGATGCGCGATCCTTTGCGATTGGCGGGCAAGTCGGCGGGAATGTCAGCGAAATGCAAGGCATTGATGTCCACGCTGCCGCTCCTTTCAGACACGGCGATGCCCCAGCCGGATACCGCGTACTTGTCGAGGGTACGGGGCCGACTGGGGCATCGCCAGTAGCATACCATGAACCGCGCGCCACGAGCGCACAGTCCCGAAATATTCTGCTGTAGACCTGGGAGGCTTTGCGTTTCCGCAGGTTCTCCCCGTACCCTCGACAAGAAAGATCGTACCATACAGACACCCCCGCTGTCAAGTTTTCCCCGTCCCCATGCGGAATCAGCACCCGGCGAGGCGTGTCGCCGCCCGTCCGCACACCTGCGCGGCAACCGTGGCTGGGTCCGCGCGATAGCTCGTCGTTTTGCGCGCGGCCAGATTGCGGACTCGCCGGGCAGCGACCTCATCACGCACGCAACTGCCGCCCAGTGGTGGGGGCACGTAGGCGCGAATGGCCGACAGCGGCACCAGCCAATTCGGCCCGCGTTTCTCTGCGCGAATATCGCCTTTGCGGATCGCCAGATTGACGCCCGCTTTGGTGAGGTAGAGGAGCGGTGCCGCTGCGCCCACACTGAGCCATTCCTCACGCGGCAGTGTGGCGACATACGCCGACCAGCCGGGATCCACGATGCGCTGGCGCTCATAGAGCCAGGGATAGTCACGGAGGAACGCGCGGAGCGCATCGGACATGATGCGCCAGCCCACACGCGGTGTGCGCCCGCCCCGCTCGGGGAGTCGCGCCGCGCGTCGTGTTCCAACGAGGTAGCCTTGCTCAATCCACCATACGACGCGCTTGCTGCACGGCACGCCCAGCAGCCGCGCCACCGCACTCGCCGTGAGGCCGGTGTGGGCGTGGCCGCGTGCCGGGACGTTCCAGCGGATACCGAGTGAGCAGGCGCGCGAGTTGACCGCTTGCGGGGTCCGTCCGAGTTCGCGCGCCAGGTCAATGCAGGTGCGATACGACGCAGTATCCCGAATCAAGGCGTCCTCGGCAGGGGACCAGGGGAGCCGCTGTGCGCCGCGCCGCAGCAGTGCCGCCCGCGCGTGACACGCCTGTTTCGTGCGGCCTAGGAGCGCGCCGATCTGCCGAGCGGGAACACCGCGTGCCTGGAGTTGTTGGAGCGCCGCATCTTCCTGGCGGCTCCAGTGTCGTTTGACCACCATGCCTCCTCAGGCGGGGCCAGCGGTCGCCAGCCCCGCGCGGTCGTTAGCCTGCATACGAGGCGGGCGTTGCCGCCTTGTCGCGCTCCTCAAGCGCCTTACGAATCAGCCGTACCTCATCCCGCGACTCGGCAAACTGCGCGTCGGTCATGGCCTGCTCAAACAACTTTTTGTATCCGGCATCGGTCAGTGGTGGCGCGGCGGGGAGTTCGGTCTGTGCGGCGTCTGGTGGTGCTGGTGTGACTGATTGCACCTGCGGGGGGCGTTCCGTGGCTCCTGGGGCATCCTGGCGCGTTTGCGGGGGTGCTGGTGTACGTGCAGGCTTGGGGCTGGTGAGTGGTTGCGGGGCGTCGACGATGCGCTGGCCTTCCTCGAAGCCCGCTGAGGCGGTGCCGTAGCCGAGATAGCCGAGCGCGCGGCCCACGGCCTTCGTCTCCGCCTTTTCGATGTAGTCGCCAAAATCGCGCGGAGTTTCGGTCCCGGTCGCCTCGGCCACGCCGCCCTGTCCGGTGGCGACACGGGCGCGGAAGATGGCTTGCTTGTCGTCAATGCTGATGATGGTCGTCTCGATCTGGCCTTCGGGATAGTCGTTGCGGAACCAGACGATGCGCGCGGCGACAGGCAGGTAGGCCTTGCCTTTGAGGTTGAGGAGCGCATCGGTGGGATTGTAGTCGGCTTTGTCTTCGCTCATGGCTGCGTCTCCTGGCGCGGGAACACGCCTGTCTCGTGATACGCCCCGATCGCCCAGCCCGCCGTGAACGCCAGGAATTGCAGCGCGTCACGGAACGCCGGGCCAGCGGGGTCGGTGAAGGTGGTGCCGGGTAACGGCTGCATGGCGTTGATGGCGTCCTCACCGTGATAGAGCGTGATGATCTGGGCGTGCGGGTTGAACGTGATGCGCAGTGGTGCTTGACAGCGCGGGCAGGGTGACAGCGTGGCGGCTTCATGCTGCGTGTAGCGGCGGGTCATGGCTGCGTCTCCTGATAGGCGCGGGCGAGGGCGCGCAGGGTGGCGAGGTCATCACGCTCCTGTTGCATGGTGCTCATGCCCCAGGCGCGCTCGCGGGTGACGGCGGCAAAGTGGCTGAGGTCGTCGTAGATGTCGTCGGTGACATAGGCGGTCGTGATGTCGTCATCGTCGGGGAGGAGCGGGAAGTAGTGGACGATGACGCTACCTGCGTAGGTGTCCACCTCATGCGCCTCCCAGGTCGCCATCTCGGCCACCTGTTCCGGCGTCAGGGCCAGCGTCAGGGCGCGGCCTGGCGCGGAGAGGGTGAGCGTTGCGCCGAAACAGGCGGGGGCGAGGGTGACGGTGATGCCGCCAGCCAGTGTGGCGCGGTGCTCGGTCTGCGTGGTGGTGTGGCTGGTGATGCTCATGCGCTCCTCCTCTCGGCTGGCCTGAGCGTGCTCCACCGCTGCGGACGCGACTCCCAGGCGACGCACGCCTGCCAGTCGGGGTGCTGGGGGGCACCGACGATGGCGGGCTGGTCGGGGCTGGTGTTGCGTCGAGGCGTGACGGTCTTGCGATAGCCGTAGCCGAGGTAGGGGACGGGGACCGCGCCACAGGCGGGGTACTGCGATAGGATGCCTTGCAGTTTGGCGCGCTGATAGCAGGTCTCGCACAGCCCGTGTGAGTAGTGACTCCGCGCGCCGCAACTCAGGCAGACACCATGATGCTGGTAGAGACGATAGGGGACCGGGACCGCGCCACAGGCGGGGTACTGTTTGCTCACGCCCAACTGCCGCGCCCGCTCGTAACAGGCGGCGCAGAGTCCACGGGAGTTCGCGGGCTTGGTCGCGCAACTGAGGCAGGATGTAGCCATCTCACCACCCCCTGAGCCAGCGTTGCGCCACACCGAGGATGAGCAGCCCGCCGCAGACGAGGGCGACCAGCACGGCGCGATAGAGCGCGGCGAGGAGGCGTTCCCGCGCCGCCTGGTGCTGCTGGCGTTGGCGTTGCCCCGCCCGACTCATTGCGGCGAGGTGGCTGCCGAGCGCGTCTCGCTCCTCCATCGCCTGCTGTAACTGCTGGCCGCAATCCTCCACCGCCTGCGCGTAACCATGCGCGCGCGCGTGCCAGGCGGCCATCTCCGGCGAGGTGTACGCCTCCCGGATGAGCAGCCGCCGCTGGCTGGGGTCGGGTTCGTTGCTCGCGGCCCACTGGATCGCCTCGTGGTAGAGGCGGTCAGCGGTGCATTCCCGCTCGGTCGGTCCCGGTTCGGGGTCGTAGTCCGGTTGGCTGGGGCGGCTGGGGAGGTTATCGAGCAGGCGTTGGCACTCGGCAGTCTGGAGCCACTGCTGCCAGGATTCGTCCTGGGGGGCGGGTTGGTCGGTCCAGTGGGTCATGCGGCCTCCTGGGGGGTGTCGGTCATCACGCGGCGAAAGCGTGGGGGCAGGGGTTGGCCGGCGAGATAATCGCGGTAGTCGGAACCGTTGCTGTTCTCGGACAGCGCGTCCATCAGCCGCCGCAGTTCGATGGGGCAACAGATCAGCAGGTCGCGCAGGGTCGGGTGTGGTCTCTGGCAGTGGGGACAGTACAGCATGGTCGTTACTCCTGGCTGGTAGGGTGACGGGTCGGGGGCAGCGGGCGGCGCGGGTCTGCCGCGACAGTGCAGGCGGGCTTGTATGATGGCGGGCATGGTGGTATCCTCGGGGTAGCAGACGTGGGCAGCAATCAGCCCGTCAGTTCTAAGGGTGGCTCCGGTGTTGGCAGCACTGGGGCCATTTGTTTTTGTTGGCGTGCCTGGCGCATCCGCGCGCGCTGGCGGTCGCGGGTATCGCAGTGCAGCGCCACGACGCGGAGGCATTCGCGCGCGGCGTAGAGATGCGCCAGCGTTGTCATTGCGTCACCGCCTTGCGTGTTGCTTGCCATCGCCGCGTGTGGGCATACGCGCAGGTCTTGCAGCGTCTGTGTCCTCGCCAGTCGCGTCCGAGATTACTACCGGAGAGGGGATGCCCGTGAACGCAGTGGGTCTGCTGGCGCTTTTGCATGAACAGGAGGAACCCTCGCCGGGTGTTTTCCTTCGGGGTGACAGGTTCCATGTGGTCTGGGTTGACACACTTGCGGTTGCGGCAGAGATGGTCGAGTTGCAGTCCGTCCGGGACTGGACCGATCAGGAGTTCCCACGCGAAACGATGGGCATGAACCATTGTCCCGTTTCCCCTGAAGCGTCCGTAGCCATCGTCGGTGATGCTGGCGGTCCATTCCCAGCAGTCGCCACGCGCATCCACTTTGGGCCAAAAGCGTTCCTCCGGTGTGCCGTTGATGCGCTTGGTACGGAGTTCGTTGTCACTCATGGCGTGCTGCCTTTCAGTCCTTGATGGCCGATTGATGCAGCAAGGCGTCATTGCCTTGTGTCGCGACTGTCTGCGGTGTCGCCTTCGCGCCTGACTGTTTGGCCTGGGTGCGATATACGAGCGCCCGATGGCCGGACAATTGCGCGAGTTTGTACAAGTGCGCTGCGCTTTCTTCCTCCAAGTCAGCGAGGAGCAAGAGCGGGCTGGTTGGTGGGTTCCACGGTCCTTTCGACATGCTAATCACCTCCTCTCTGTAACTGATCCATTCCAGCTTTTTGGCGGTAAACTGGATGTAGTGGGGCCTGGTAGTGACTGGTGACACAGCGGCGGATCACCAGCCACCCGGGGGTAGGGGGTCGTCACGGACGGCGGATAGCACCTCCTCTCAGGCGTCAGTGTGTGGAGTATCAGCACCAGCCACAGCATCGTGGCGCGGTGTCAGGTGTGGGGGAGCGGCTAGGCTAGCCCAGCCTCCACGAGATAGGCATGGTTGCGGCGGTCGAGGCAGAACATGTAGTCCGTCAGTTCCTCGGTGTCGAGCACGTCTCCGGCATCCGTGCGGGCATGATAGCGGCGGATCGCCTGCTGCCAGTCGCGGAGGTCGCTCTCTCTGCGCGTCTGTTCGTCATAGTCGAGCGGGCGGGTAGTGGTGGCACTCATGCGGACTCCTTTGGTCGCCGCGCGCGGTCGGCAATGGTGAAACAGCGGCCACAAAGGAACATCTCAACGCGGTCGTGATAGCGCAGATGATCGAGACAGATCGGCTCGTCGCAGCGCTCGCAGTGGTAGGCAGCCGCAATGATGTGCGAGCGATACTTGTGCTCGGACTGATACACACAGCCCTTGCATGGCACGTCGGTCGTGACCGGACGGGCAGTGCATTGAGACCCTGCCGCGCGTGCCGTGATCTCGTGATACAGAATGGCGGTCATGCTGCCTCCTCGTCGGTCGTTGTCTCAGTGCTGAGGCCAAAATGCTTGTTCAGGATGGCGACAATCACGGCGGCGAGACTCGCGTGCTTCGTGGCCGCTGCCGCCTCAATCCGGGCGCGCATGGCGGGTGCGAGCGTGATCGTGAGTCCCTTCCCCGGCTGCCCGTTGCGCTGATAGCGGCGCGGTGGTTGCTGCTGCATGGCCCCTCCTCTGTCGTCAGTATCGCTCTTGCTAGTAACTAGTTTACTACGTTCTAGCAAGGAAGTCAAGTAGGAATTGCTAGTAGGATTGGTCTATTATTGGTGGCAGGGGGGAGCCGATCATGGTCGCCAGCAGTAAGCGGGTTAGGGGCGCGCGGGGGCTGGAGGCGCTGATGGGCTAGCGTGGCTGCGCCGTCCAGACGGTGAACGGCGTGGTCGGCTGCGGGGTCATACGCACGTCAATACCTCGGTCGATACAGTCGTCAACGATGGCGGCGGCATCGTGGTACAGCAGATTGCGCGCGGCGACGTGTTCGCGGGGCGTGCCGTGGACCAGGATGGTGCAAGTGACGGTGTAGCAGACGGCGGGGGCGGTGTTGGTCGTGGTGCTCATGGCTGTTGCTCCTTCTGTGTGGTTACGCCTCGTCTGGTGTGGTCATGATGCTATAGCCTGACCGCTCCTCAAAGCGCAATGCCGCGCGGACTGTGTTCGACGTGGCGGCGACCTCCTCGCGGTGCTGTGGATCAGCGGCGACCCAGGCGTCCCGCTCGCTGCGTGTGGCAAAGACGATCAGCTTGTTGGCGCGTGGGCCGTTGGTGTTGCGGACGGTCACGCCGTAGGGGCAGTACTCGGCATAGTAGCGGGTGGTGCGGTTGGTGGTGGTCATGCCTGCGACTCCTCTCTCGGTGTGGTGACTAGCTGATCCACTCGGCGGGGATGTGGCCGACGAAGCAGCGGTAGGCCGGGGCGAGTGAAACTAGGCGTTCGCCGCGAGGCGCTGGGTGTATTCGGCGGCGATCTCGTCAAGTCGGTCCCGCTCTGCGTCCAGGGCTTCGGCAATCGAGTCGTATGGTCCCATATCCTCAGACTCAAAATTGTTGCCGGCCTCGTCATCGCCCGCCGAGCAGACGACAATGCCGCGCCGGGGGTCGAAGCTCGCACAGAGATTGATCGTGTCGCTGTACGCTTCGCTGTAGGTGGCGGTGCGGGTCCATGCCTCTGCCAGGTCTTCAGCGCGTTCTTCTAGTGACCGCTGAATGTCCCATCGGTCACTATCGGCCGGCAAACCGAGCGCCGCAGCCAGTGCGGGCAGATCGCCAGATTCGATGCTGACCGTGTGTGATCCAACCGACTCGTATTGCAGCACGGTCCCTTCTGGGAGACCCTCGTACAGCGCGGCGTGAACAGCAATGGTCCAAGCAGTCTCAATGTCGCTGGTGGTGTCATCGCGGCGAATCGTCGTTGCGTTCATCATCGTCTGCCTTTCGTCTCCCCGGTTCGGCTCGCTTGCCTCCCCTTCTGTAGTTATACTTTACCATATCTGGCGAACCTTGTCAAGTGTTTTATCGAGCAAAATGGCGTCAATCTGCGGGTAAAACAAAAAGCCCCCCATCCGGTGAACCGGACAGGGGGCGGAACCCAGGAGAGAGGAGGAGGGGAAGAAGGAGCCCCCACATCGCCCCCGCCAGGAGACGATGTAGGCTACGGTGGGGGCGCGTTCTCCTCCGCCTCGGCTAACTGGTACTGCCGGAGCCACGCCACGATGCTATTCAGCGCACTGGTGAGGACGGCGATCGCCAGTGCCGTCACCGACTGCTGGGTGAAGTCGCCGACATTGAGGAACGTGACGAGCAGTGGAATCGCCAGCATCAGCCAGGCGATCAGGCTGTTGACCGCCGCACGTTTGGCCGCGAGGTTGGCGCGCTCTTCAGGACTGCGGTAGCGAACGGTGACCGTGGTACTGCTCATTGTGGTATCTCCCCCAAATCGATCACGATGAAGTGATCGCCCGGCACGTCGCCGCCATCATCCCGCCAGGTATGACCGAGAATCTTGAAATGCCCGTCGTGCGGGTAGGCGTCGAAGTCCACGAGGTTGACGTGTCCATACGCCTGCTTCGGTAGCCACCCGGTCGGCTGCCACCAGATCACCGCCTCGTGCGCCTGGAAGTCGAGGAAGACCGCGAACACGTTGCCCGACTTCGGATCGATGCCGCCCCTGATCTTCACGTCGGGACGGTTCAGCGGTATCGGACCCTTGTCGCGAATGCTCACGCTCATGGTGTATTCTCCTTCCTAATGGTATAATTGACACATTGAAGCCCCCGCGCTGCTCGTAACAGCCGGAGGCGTGGCACAACGACGGAGGTCGTCATGCGCCCTAATCCTACCACACACGTGTGTCCCCAGTGCGGCATCTCCTTCACTTTCCCCGCTTCGCGCAAGCAACGTTGTTGCTCTACTCCGTGCGCTGTTGCATGGCGGCGACGGGACCAGGTTGATCGCTTCTGGAACAAGGTTGATCAGAGCGGCGGTCCCGACGCTTGTTGGCCGTGGAAAGGCGATCTCATGAGTGCGGGTTACGGGCGCTACTCCATTGACGGAGAGCGTCTTGGCACACACCGTATCGCCTACATGTTGACGCATGGAGATATTCCTGCGGACTTGCACATTTTGCACTCGTGCGACAATCGTCCGTGCTGTAATCCGGCGCACCTGCGATCGGGAACCCATCAGGATAACGTCGCAGATATGGTCAGTCGTGGAAGGCAGTACCATCCTCCGCGCAAGCCACCGAAGCCACGTCCGGGGACGCCGCGTGGCGAACGACATGGGCGAGCAAAGCTGACTGAGGCAATGGTACGAGACATTCGGCGTCTTAGTGCGGGCGGCATGCTGCACAAGAAAATTGCTCTTCGGTTCGGTGTGAGCGACACAATGATTGCGTTCATCGTTAGCCGTAAATCGTGGGCGCATGTTGACTAACCTCACGAGTCCTTGTGCCACGGCTGCCACTCATTCCCGACAATGCTCCGCGAGAACGTTTCTCCGGCAGCGTTTTGTACCGTGCAGCCGAGGTCGGCGAAGTTGACGCCGACAATACTGGATGCTGTACCTCCTAGATTTGCCCAGACCACACACTGCCCCTTGTCGTTGAGATACCAGCCCGTCGTCTGCGCGCTGCTGTCCATTCCCGGCGCGGTCGGCTTCGTCTGCGGCTGCTCAGATTGTGGACCGCTCACCAGCGCGGCGATCTCGCCGATCCAGGCCACCATCTCGCTCTCCGCCAGTCCGGGACAGTGCGCGCGGTTGACGCTATCGATCTGCCCGTGCCGGATGATGTGCTGACGATCGGGCGGGATGCTGAACGTCTGGCAGAGCCACGCCGCGAGTTGCACGGTGCTGCGGTGCTGCGCCTCCGTAAAACCATCCGGTTGCTCGTTGGCACTGGTGAGCCGCTCGTGTTCCACGCTGACCGTGCGCTGGTTGAGGTTGACGTTCTCGGTCAGCCACCCGGCAATCACCGGGTTACTGGTGTCCGGTGCTTTGACCGCACCATTGGCCCAGGCGTCCTCCGTTGGGGGCACCAACTCGTAAATGGCCCCATCACGGCCAATGACGTAGTTACTGGACGCGGCGGAGGCCGGGTTGGTCAGCCAGGAGAGTGAGCCTTCCAGCCCGCCCACGGTCACATGCCACACAATCGCGTCGACGCGCCTGGTGCCGCCGTAGCCGTTGCGGTTCGGCGAGGGCTTGCTGGTGACGGGTGGTTTGGTGAGCATCGTGGGTGCCTCCGGTGGTGTCTGCGTGATGGCTTGCCAATGTCGTTCGAGACCATCGCCATAGCCGACTCCTGGCACCGCCCAGCGCCCGCCTAGCGACCGCCACGTGGTGGCGAACCCGATGCCCTGTGCCGCTGCCATGACCTGCGACCAGCGCCGATCGGTGCGTCCGCGCTGGTCGTTGCACCAGGCCAGGAGATGCAGGTAGTGTGCGCCTACCCCGTCCTCCCAACTCTGCCACCCCAGCCCCGCCGCGCCATCGTTCGTCGCCCCCAGTCCCGCCGGATTGTGCTGGCTCGCTGCGACCTGTCCGCCGAACCGAAACAGGTTCGTCTCGTGACAGGCTTGCGCGAACGCCCCAGCCGGGTCGATACCGTAGACGACACCCCAGCGCCAGTAGGCCACCACGATGTCTGCAACTTCCGCCGCGCCGATGGTGGTGTTACGGCTGGTGAGGTAGGCGCGCATCTGCGCTTGCGTGGCGCTCGGTTGACTGTTGAGGATGGACCGATCCACATACGCGCTCATGCTCTCCCCCTCAGTCTGCGGCCAGTGGCAGCGGTGGTTGTGCGGTGTGCGGCTGGTCAACCGCGAGACAGTGTGGCGAAAACCACAGCACCTCGCGCCCCGCATTTACCCGCCCCCGTCCGTCGCCCTGCGAACCATAGCCGCCGCATGCCTTCCACGGCACTGCCGTCCAGTCGGCAGGCATAACGCCCCCATGCTCGTTGTCGTAGCCCGCGAGGCAGAGCCGCAGGCGTGGATTGTCCCCATTGGCAATGGCCCACGCGCGCACCTGCGCCGCCACGTCGCCATCGTCAGCGGTGTACAGGTCACTGGCGCGCACAGCGTGACTGTACGGCGGGTCGAGGAACACCGCCGTGATGCCGTGCTTGTGTGTCACGCTCGGACCACAGACGCGCGACCAATCGCCGCTACAGACGCGCACCCGCCGCAAGCGGTCAGACAACGCCTGCATCATCACCCGCAGATGGTCGGACCACTCCTGGCACTGGCCCCGCCCCGCATTGCCCAGGTGGGGGAGTTGGCGGTTGATACCCTGCCCCGCATTGCCCAG